AGAGTATTGGGATAATAATCTGACTACGGTTTTCAAAAGAAAACAAGATATGGATGTTGCTAATGCCGTATTGTATCTTATGGAACACAGAGAGAACATTGATAACTTCAACAAAAAAGCTCTATACATTATGATTAGAGAAATGACTAATTCAAATACACAACACATTACTCGTGTTGTCAATGTGATGAAGAAACATCACTTCAATTTACAAAAGAATTATTTGACTACTGGTTCAATCGAAACCAAGTTTACAGGTAGTTGGGATAATTTATAACAGATGTAACAAAGGGCAGTATTTCTACTGCCCTTGTAATTCCACCTTTATTTGTTAAGTAATCCGAGTATCACGATTAGTGATATAAATCCAGCAAATCCCGCGTTAGCGAAAGTATTTACTAAATTAATCAAATTACCAACAACATCAATACCTAAGAATCCCCCTACAAATACTAATTGCACGAGAACACCTAAGCCGATTATGTGAAGTAGCATATCTTTAATACCAGATACACCTTCCATAATCATTTTGATTGTGTCTTTCATTTTAGTTTCCCCCCTTTTAATGAATAAAAGTCGGTTTTTGCCGACTCGTATAATAATTATAAGGTAAAATCAAAAAAATCAACGAGTATATAAATATATATCTCTATTTTTTAACATTTACCTATTTATTATTAGGTAAAAACTATGGCAAAAGACTATGAAATATTCGAGGGAAAAACCCTTTCTGATGTCTTCAAAGACATCTATGACAATTCCAAAACCAACAAACAACAATTAGAAGTATTGATGAAAGAGGTTGTGGGATTTATCAAGGACGGAGATACAGCCGTCCAAATAGTTCCTATGCTAAAAGAGTATTTAGAAATCAATGTTAAGAACGACGAACAGCTTGTTAAGTTGGCAACAATCGTCCAAAGAATTACAGCAGCAGAAGGAAGAGTATCGGATTCAGGAGATGAGTTCGGTTTATCAGAAGCAGAAAAAGAACAACTGATGAGTGCAATAGAAACAGATGTTCAAGAGTTACAAAACAAACAAGATGAAGTCTTGGAATCTATTAACAAAGGAAGCTAATGGCGTATAAAGTAATTAAGGACGGTGGTGGACAATCCGACTCTTTAGTAAATAAAGTAATGACCACAGATGAGGTTAAGCTTTTAATTAGACAAATTATGGATGAGTCAACTGATTTTGAAATGGAGCCAGTTGAGGTTATTGATTTTAGCGATGACGGTAGTATTACAGGCAGGTATGTTGTTTCAGAACACGATAAATCGGTAGATGAATTAAGTGAGTTTATACCACTTAGTCAAAATGTAATACAATATCCGATTACTGGTGAAGTAGTTATTGGTGTAGAATTTTTTGGAAAAAAATATTATTTTGCAAATATAAATCCAGAAACAAACAGAGTTAACTCACAACAATTTAATATAAGTAGTATAACTACACCTGATACTTCCCCTAATACTTCAAACTTTATTGATGAAGCAATAGGAAGAACTGATATAACTGAAGGTGATACAACTTTACAAGGTAGATTTGGCAACTCAATAACCTTAACCAGTAACCAACCAACACTTAATTCGCCAACAATAATCATAGAAAACGGTAGTGGACAAGTTCTAATGACACAAAACAAAAATGTCGTTTATTCAGAACCAACTAATACTTTATTAACAGAAGTGGGAATAAATAAAGATTATGACAAACCACAAATAGTATTTGACTCTGACAGAATTATGATAAATGCTAAATCAGATGATGTTGGTATCTTTGCAGAAGGAAATGTATTAATCAAAGGTAGTAAAGTAGATATTGAAAATACTAATGGTGGTGTTAATATTAAAGCTGACACAATAACAAATGACATTAGTAAAAATGGTGGACAGATTATCAACAAAACAAAAGAAAATGCTATTCCATTTCCAGATTTAAATATAGCAGGATTTTTAAAACAAACAATGGGAATACAAAAAGTATTTCAAGGTTTAACATTTGGTGTTCCAAAGTTATCAAATCCACTTACTTTAGCATCAGGTGTTAAAGATATTGTAGAGGGATTAAAAGGTGCAAAAAACTTTGTTGAAGCAACAACAAATTTAGAATTTTTAGAAAAAGATGTATTGACTACAAAAACACCTTCCGAGATTGCTGCAGCTCTACCAATACCTGGTGGATTTAAAAGTATAGTTGGAGATATAGAAACTTTTGCAGAAGACATTGAAGGTAATATAGAAAAATTAGAAAAGTTTGTTGAAGATAGTGGACAAATAGCAGAACAAGCACAACAAATTGATGACGCTATAAATGCAGGTGATAGAAAATCTTTATTAAATGTATTAGAAAATATATCAGAAGATGAACGAAATAAAATACCAGGATTTAGTAATGTGTTGTCTATCGCACAAGATAAAGGTGTTGGTAGTAAAGACATAGAAAGAGCACAAGAAAACGGAGTATTCTCTGCTATTGAAGATTACATAGCAGAAGCTGGTACAGGTAAAGATGATTTAAAAACTATGAAATCATTTGGAAAAATTTTAAAATTAACAAAGCAGGAGTAGCAATGAACAAAAATAAGTTAAAAAATATAATTGAATTAGTTGTCCGTAAAGAAGTTAAAAAACAACTAAGTGAGATATTTATTAATGAAGAAAAAGAAATCAAATTAGCAGAAACGATTTCTAAACCTAAACCTAAAAAGGTTGTCAAGAAAACTAAAAAACAATACTCTAAAAACCCAGCGTTGAACGAAGTATTAAACAATACCAATCCATTAGGAACATCAGAAACTGATGAATATCCAAGTTTGGGTGGTGGTGTTTTAGGTTCTGACAATATGGCAGAAGTATTAGGATACGGAGACTTAGGTAGAGGTCAAGATAAAGAAACAGCTCGAGAAATGGCAGCAGTAGATACAATCAAGAAACAAGGAGTTTCAGTAGACGCAGTTCCAGAAGGTGTTCAAAATGCACTAACTCGTGATTATTCTGGATTGATGAAAGCAATAAACAAAAAGAAAGAAACCTTTAGACCATAATAAATGAATAGAGACGCATACACAAACGCTGTAAAAGCGATAAATAATGATGACGATAGATATGTTGGAATTGGATTTCCACTTGGATTTAATGTTGACGGAAGAATGTTCAATCAGACAAAGACCGTATTAGAACAGGCAAAATCCAATCTACGAAATCTACTACTCACCACACCTGGTGAAAGAGTTGGCCAGCCAGAATTTGGTTGTAATCTTATTGATATTTTATTTGACCAAAATATAGCTGATATATCAGATAAAGTTGATGAGATTATTAGAGAAGCAGTTAGTCAACAACTATCTTACATTATAATAAACGATATATTTGTAGGTAGTGCAGTCGACGATTCAAATCAGTTGAACATTCAGTTAGAATTTTCAGTAGCATTACAACCTGACATATTTGATTCGCTATTGTTACAATTTAATATGGGCGCTGAATACTAAGAGTTGGAGAATATAAATGGCAAAAGAAATAGATTACGGAACAAGTAAAAAAATAGTTAGTAAAGAAGTTAGTTATCTTGGTAGAGATTTTTCTGATATAAGACAAAATCTTATTGAGTTTGCTAAAACTTACTTTCCTAATTCATATAATGATTTTAATGAAGCATCACCAGGTATGATGTTTATTGAAATGGCAGCGTATGTTGGAGATGTGTTGAACTATTATGTAGATAATCAGTTCAGAGAAACAATGTTACAACACGCAGAAGAAAAAAAGAACATATTGGCAATCGCACAATCCTATGGATATAAACCAAATTTAGCAACACCTTCAACCGTAGAATTAACCATTGAGGTTGATGTTCCTGCAACTACAACTGGCACAGGAGCTTCAGCAGTTTCAAAACCAGATTTGACTTTTGCAGGTGTCTTAGAAGCAAATAGTAGTGTATTAGCAGGAAACGGAGTAGAATTTAATTTATTAGACGCAGTAAACTTTAAAGTGTCGAGTTCATTAGACCCAATGGAAGTAGAAACTTTACAACCAGCTGCTGCCGGACCACCTACTAATTTTAGATTAAGAAAAAAAGTATTAGCACAATCTGGTAAAAGAGCAGTTGAAACATTTGCATTTACAAGTGCTAAAAAGTTTGATAAAATAGTTTTGAAAAATATAAAACCAACAGAAATCATATCAGTAACTGATAGTGATAGTAACAAATATTATGAAGTTCCATTTTTAGCACAAGATACCGTATTTGATAGTGTTGAAAATACTTCATTAAATGACCCGAGTTTATCAACATATCAAAACGATACACCTTACTTATTAAAGTTAATCAAGACAGCCAGAAGATTTACAACATATGCTCGTGAAGATGATAGAATGGAACTGAAGTTTGGAGCAGGTGTTAGTGATAATGCAGATGAAGATTTAATTCCAAATCCAGATAATGTTGGTTCAGCATTGGGTTTTGGTGTTTCAAGATTAGACGAAAGTTTTGACCCAAGTAATTTTTTAAAAACACAAACATTTGGATTGGCACCAAACAATACTACACTTACTGTTGAATACACTTATGGTGGTGCGATTGAGCACAATGTTCCTTCAAATGACATCACAAGATTCAATAGATTAACTTACACATTAGACAAAACTAATTTAAATCAAGCTAATGCTACAACATCAGAACAAAGTTTAAGAGTATTTAATGACTTACCTTCTTCTGGTGGTTCAAGTGGGGAAAATATTATAGAAATAAAACAAAATGCAGGAGCTTATTTTAATGCACAAAATAGGGCAGTAACAAGACAAGACTACATTACAAGATGTTATAATTTACCACAGAAGTTTGGTAATATAGCAAAGGCGTATATTGTTCAAGATGAACAATTAGAGCCAGGACAATTAGAAGTTATTGACGGAAAAATAAGACAAGTTAAAAATGATAATGTAATACCAAATCCATTA